TATCTACCATTAGATAGATGCTCCTGTTCCCACTTCAACTCCAAGGACCTTTTTTGTTTGTATAGGTCTTGTATCATAGATAACTTCCTCATAAGTTATTCTGTTAGTCTTGTCATCATAACTAATTCCAAGATCTTCCCATTTTATACTATTTTCTCCAAGTTTGTCAAGGATTGCATTTTCTAGGGATTTTGCGTTATCTTCAGATAACACTTCAAATTTTGCGTGATAATTATAAGCCCAAATATTTACTAAAAATTTTTTCATGAATCTCACCGTTTATATTGTAAATGGGGCGGTTTTAAGGCCGCCCCATAAAATCTATTGATTACGCACCTTCAACACCGAAGATACCTCTAAAGTCAGAACACCCGAAAGCGTATCTTTCTCTAGCTTTGTATCTTACGTTTCCAGTATCAAAGTCTCCTTCCATTGAAGTTGTCAATGGAGTTCTTGAGAACATTTTCATACCGTTTGGAACGTCCGTGATAATGTAGAATGAATCAGGGTCAGTTAAGAAATTGTTCACTCTGTAACCTTGAGGAATCATTCCCATGCTGTTGATTGCATTGATGTCATTATCAGCTGTTTGAGTTCTACCTTGAGATTTTAAAATTCTCTCAGCATTGAACTGGTTCGCAGAAGGAACTATCATTTTAACTCCTTTTGCTGCGATTCTTAAACCTCTCTCATCAGTGATAGCAGCGATATCAATTAACGCTGTTTCTAATGAAGTTTCGTTTAAGTCAGCTTGTGTTTGCAAAGTGTTTGCTACATTACCCGCAATTGTTGGGTGTGCTGTAGAAAACAAGTTAACGCCGTCACCTGTTTGAAAGGCTTGAGCAGCTGCGATAGCTGGTAAACCATTATTCAAAGTGGCTGCACCTTTAACTTCTTTTGCATTGGACATAGATCTTGCAAGAGCTTTTGTGTATCTAGAAGAAAGTCTGTCATAAAGGTTGTCCTCTATTGCTTCTTCTGTGATAGCGAAAGCTAAAGCGATCGTTTCCATTGTGTATCTAGCAGTATAAGTTTCTTGTGCATCATCGTATGATACGCCAGCTCCTTCTGCTTTTACATCTGCGTTTGCAAAGCCAGATAACATTACTTCCTCTTCGAAAGCTCTGTCTGATGACTCTGTGGCATAAATCTCAGCGTGCTGATTATCATACCTTTTATATTCCAGACCGAATAGTGCATTCAGACCTGGCTCTAGTTCTTTAACTAGTTGTGCTCGTGATATTGCCATATTATGCTCCTATCGTTCCTGTTCCGAACCATTGTGACTTGTTAACAACCACAACTACAGAAGCGAAACCTGAAAAGTTTGCTAATGCCGGATTAGTTTGAGCTGCTGTTGTAAGATCTTCATTTTCAGGATCTTCAGCTACTCTTAATAATCTCCATTGGTTGTTGATGTCATGAACAGTTCCTACTGTTAATTGACCATTGGATTGTCCAGATATTGTAGAACCGGAAGCTGTTGTAGTTCCTTCTGCTCTAACTGTTAAACCCATTGTTCTTCCCATGTTAACTTGTGCTGCATCGCCAGTTGCACCTAAACGTGCATCTAACTGAACAACATATTGCTGCCATGGATTGTCTATTACAAACGCATCCGTATCTCCGTTATTTACATTCGCAGCCGGTACTGTAGCACCAGGATAGAATGAAGAGAAAGTTGGTTTTAATGTATTTGCATCTGTAAAGAAGCAACCATTAAATACACCAATCGTTGGAACTGTAATAGCGTCTTGAGCTGTGACTACATAACCAGGATCCACGTTAGCACCCGATGCAGAATCGTACTGCACAGGCATTCCCATGTATAAACTAGTTGGATAGCCACTGTCGATTTTGTATTTGTTCTGACCGCCAGTAGAAGGTGTTGCACCTAATACTCCAGCCGGGATCAAACCAAAACCTTGCGTGTTTCTATTTGCCATTATGTTTCTCCTTATGAACCTGCCGTCGTTAAACGGCCTCCAGTTCGATTAATTTATTCGTTGGTGTTGGGAAATTTTATTTCTTAGTACCACCGAAGTTTTTGCTAGAACGCTCGAATTTCATCGGCATTCTTTTGTCCTGATCCTTCAGTAAGTCGGCTTCTACAGATTCGTCTTGACCTTCAGTTTGTCTTTGCTGATAGGCAACACGACTTTGTGCGAGTTCTTCAGGTATCCTTGCCAGGAGAAGGCCACCTACTCCAATGACTCCAGCGTATTTTCCATCCATGACAATAGGGTAAGAATCACCGTCATCGTATTCGTCAGCTCTCACTAACTCATAACCAGATCTCAATCTACCGTGAATATTCTTAGTATCATTGAAACCCATTGACTCTGCTCTTATCCATCTGTGCCTGAATCCATCGGGCGCTGGTGGTGCATCTAGAGATGATGGGGGCTTGTACTCTTTTGGTCTTTCAGTCTTTGACCGAGTTCCAGCCGCACGAGAAGTTACTTTTTCGTTTTCTTTTTTCATATGCTTATGCTCCTTCCGTGAGTTTTAATTGTTTTGCATATTCTTCGAGTGGCACACCTAATTTTTTAGCTATTGCTACTTGAGACGATGTGAGTCTCACTTGTTTGCGACCAGGTTTTGAGCTTCTTGTTGCTGAAGCTACCGACTGAACGGCCCTGCTCGGTTGCTTAGTTTCATTATTACCAAATTTGTGCCCGAAGTCAACTCTAATCCTTCTATCAATCTCTTCGTAATATTCTTGAGATTTAGGATCAAAGCCTTCTTTTTCTACTAGATCTTTGTGAATCTCGAACGCAGTAAATGTCATAGCTCTATCTGTTCCAAACCATGAATTTTTTGCAGCCCAATCTTCAGCCATAGGATCAGCTTGAGGCATTTGTTGTGGTGTTTGTTGTGGTAATTGTCCACCGTCGGATAGTCTTACAGGTTTTTCCTGTTCAACTGTTTGTGATTGTTTTTGCTTTAATTTAGCATCTTCAAATGCTAACTCAGCAATTCTTTTGTTTGCCTGAACTTGCGCAGCCGCATCCTGACTTTCAATAGCAGTTGCCAATTGTTTTTGAACTGCATCCATTTCAGATTTTATAGACTCTGCAAATTTAGTATTGTACTCAGAATCGACTTTATTAAATTTTTCTAAATCTAATTTTCTTTTCTTTTCCAAAGACTCAGCGTATTGTAGAGCAGCAGCTTCTCTTCTTTCTGCTTCTCTCATTTTACGTGTAAGTTTTGCAATACGTGATTGCACTCCTTTACTATAGTCTTCTAATTTTTCATCTTCCTTTTTTTCTGTTTCTTTTTTCTCTGTTACTACTTCTTCTGTCGTTTCTTCTGGAGCAGTATCAACTACTGCTTCATCTTTTTTTTCGTCCAAAGTTACATCAACCTCTGGGCCTGATGTATCTATATCTACCATTGGTTCAGTAGACACCGGACTTTCTTTTTTCTTTTCCTCTTCTGGCATAGTATCCTCCTATGTTAGTATTTGTGCAGGATATCTGTTGGATCCTGTACGGTTGCTAATATTTCGTCATCATTAAGAAGACGAACTTCCCCACCCTCAATCTCTATTCTAGATCCGGCATAACGTGCAAAGACTACCCAGTCTCCGACCTTACACCATGGACCATCTTTAAATCTATCTTTATCGTTATAACAATCAGGTCCCATTGCTAATACGTTTCCGCATTGCGATGCAACTTGTTGTCTATCAATTGTTTCTGTGCCCATGATAATTCCACCATCAGTTTTTTCTTTCATTCTAAATGGTAAAACTAACATACGCCAACCAGTTGGTTTAGGTAATTTTGTAGTTTCTTTAGTAACTTCTTTTTTAGGTTCTTTTTTGTATTTGTCTAATAGACCTGTTTTAATTTTTGGGACTTCTTCCTTGGAGGTCGACGACGTTTCCTGTGTTTTCATTTTTTGCTCCTTCATCTTGTTGCAGGTTAGAGATTTCCTGACGCACTGATTCCAGTGCATTAATCTGTCCTATTATATACTTGTAAGTTTCCATATTGTCAACACCCCCTGACGTAACAGTCAAAGCTAGTTGATTTACTCTGTTCTTAATTCTTTTTGTTAGTTGTTCTAATACTTGTTCTGGTTCCATTATTTTTTCCTTTTTTTATCTACACCTTTTATTTTTTTCTTATTCTTTGAAGCATAAAATACAGCTTCACCTTTTTTCTTGCCGTATTGTTTTTTCATGGACTTCATTATCTTTTTACCTTTTTCTGTTAGTGGCATTTCGTATTGCTTCCTTTCCTTTTTTAGCTATTGATGCAACCTGGCTTTTACCCATAACTTTAGCTCTTTGTTCCATCACGGTTAATATTTGTATTTTACGTGCAAAAGGTTTTTTTACACGTTTTACTTTTGCAACAGTTGCTCTTGCATCTGCTGGTGTTGCAAATTTTATCTTGACTGTATCTTTAGGGTTTTCATCTGTGTAGAGTCTTCTACCAGAACCTTTAGGCTTTTTTCCCGTGCCCTTTTTTGGATCCGCCATGAATAACTCCTTTTAATGTTTTAGCTTGTTTTGCATGTAACTTAGAGGCTTTCTTTAAACCTTTAATTACTTTTTTTATTTTTGCTTTTTTCTTTAACATTTCCATCTCCTTCTTGCCTGACGGATACGTGAGTTCGGATCATTACGAGTTTTTGCTGAAGCTCTTTTGAGCTGACCTAGTGATCTTGCGCAGTATGATTTTCTACGTTTAGCAGCTTT